TCTTCTTGTTATGACATACGAAATGACAGGTGAAGAACTAGCGCAAGTAGTCGAAGTAATAACCGAGAACGAACGCGTAACAAAAATAAGACTTACAACCGTTGGTCTTGTCGATGCAGGACGCTATCACTACGAAGTGTACGGACAGAACAGCGACAGCAATATAGATCCAACCAACGCCGCCGTTCTTGGCTTGATTGAGAAAAGTTTAATTATTCTTCAAGACGGAACAATTTTCTTCGACGTTTCAACACCGACTATTCCTGTCGATGTAATTTATACAGGTGCATAACATGAGCAACATTCAAGCAATAAATTTATCGGCATACGAACCAGTTGAAGCAATTGAAACGGAGAATCGTGCGGGTTGGATAAACTACGGACAGAACAATTTATTTCCGCAACACCTAATAACGCTTTATTACAACAGTCCTATTCATAACGCGTTGACGAACTCAATTGCTTACATGATTGAAGGACAAGGAACGGGAACGATTCTCGACAACGCTTTGCAAGGAATTTCATTCGACTTAAAACTTCAAGGTTCATTTTGTGCTGAAGTGATTTGGTCGTTGGACTTCACTCGCATTGTACAAATCAATCACTTGCCGTTCGAAAATTGCAGACTTGCATACGACAAAGACGAAGACGATATTACAGGAATTTTCTACTCAAAAGATTGGGCTAACACACGAAGCAAAAAAGGAAAACCTGAATTTATTCCCGCGTTCAATCCGTCAATTGCGCAAGAACAACCGCGTCAAGTTATTTACGCGCACGGCATGATGGCAGGAAGTTCGTACTACGCGAAGCCCGACTACTTCGGAGCGTTGAATTACGTTGAGTTGTCCTATCAAATGGGAATGTACCACGTCAACAATATCTTGAATGGTTTATTTCCTTCATTCATTATTAATTTCTTGAATGGTATTCCGCAGAAAGAAGAACGTGAGGCAATACGTCGCGAATGGGAAACAAGATTGAGTGGTGCAAGTAACGCGGGCAAGTTCTTAATGACCTTCAACGAGGATCCTTCACGCGCTCCACAGATTCAAGACTTCCCTTTGTCGGACGCTGACAAGCAATATCAATTCTTAAGCGAAGAAACAGCAAAGCAAATCATGGTAGGACACCGCGTTGTTTCGCCATTGATTCACGGCATTAGAGATACAACAGGTTTCGGAAGTAACAAAGACGAAATGATTGTTGGTTTGGAGATATTCAACAACCAAGTAATCAAACCTTATCAAAGAATTATTGAACGTGTATTTACTCCAATCTTAGGAGAGATAAATATCGAAATGAACTCGCCATTTGACGACGAAGTTGTTGTTGTTCAACCAACGGTGCAAACTGCTGAATTAAAAAAAAAAGTAGTTGCTGCTGAGAATAAGATAAGCGCAGAAGATAGCGCGTTGTGGTTGGCTTATCTGAAAGAGAAAGCGGAATACGTCAACGAAGAAGAATGGCAATTGCTATCCGACGAAGAAGTAACTAACCCAGAAGGCGAAGAAAATTACCGCACCGAATTTATGAGTGTTCGCGGTTACGACAACCCAGACGAAGCAAGCAAAGAACTTGATACTGGATTGTACAAAGTTCGTTATTACTATTCAAGAAATTTCACATACAAAGACGGCGAATTGGTAACGCGTGACTTTTGTCAAGACATGGTTGCGTTGTCAAAAGAAGGAGCGTTGTTCCGTTACGAAGACATTATAAAAATGGGTAAAAACCCCGACGTCAACGGACAGTTCGCACCTTCAGGAAGCAACACTTATTCAATATGGATTTACAAAGGCGGTGTTTATTGTCGCCATGCGTGGTTCAGAAAAGTGTTCGTACGCAAAAGAGAGAAAGGACGCTTCCTTCCTAACGACGGGTTGAAGAACGACCGAGTTGTGACGGGCGGAGTAGCGAACGAACTATTCCCAAAAGGACAAGAAGCGGTACGTCCGAACGATATGCCGAATCGAGCATCATTAAAAAACTAAAAAAATAAAATGGCACTACAACCCGAAGTTCTTTTAATAGACGAAAACTATATCAAAAAATACAGCTGGATAAATGGCTCGGTTGATCCGTTGTTTCTTTATCCTGCAATTTATTTAGCGCAGGACAAGTACGCACAACTATATCTTGGAACTGACCTATACAACCGCATCAAAGACGACGTGGTGAACGACGACATTACAGGCGCATATGAGACGCTTCTTGACAATTACTTGCGAAGAATGATTATGTGGTGGACTATGTACGAAGTGTTGCCTCATTTGTACGTTAAAACAGACAACGGAAGTTTAGTAATTAGAACAAGCGAAGACACTCAACCAATAAGTCAAACCGACTTGCAGAACTACCGCGATCAAGCGCGTCAACAGGCGATGTTTTACACGCAACGAATGGTTGACTATTTGTGTTTCAATCAATCGGACTTTCCTGAATACACAACGAACACAACACAACAAATTTGGTCGCAAACAAATGTTTATCCGTCGAACGCTTTTGAGATTAGCGACGGGCGTGACCGACGACCATACGAATACAGAAGAATTGGTTTAGGTTGGTTAAGATAAGAAACACAAAAAACACATGGCTACAAGGGGACGCAAGAAAGACATGGTTAAGCAAAAGATTTACGAAGAAAAATTCCGTAAGTATTTAGTAAAAAAAGAAAAACAAATAAAGAAGTTGTCGAATGAAAATTAACGCAGAAGGTTACGCACTAATAAAGAAGTTTGAAGGTTGTCGATTGAAGGCGTACAAGTGTCCTGCTAACGTGTGGACTATCGGCTTTGGAAATACTTTCTACGAAAACGGCGACAAGGTGAAAGACGGTGACGTAATCACGCAACAACGCGCGGACGAATTAGCGAAGTTTATTATTGACCAGTTCGCCGTTTCAATCACACCGTTCATTTTGAAACCGCTCAACGAGAATCAATTTAGCGCGTGTGTTTCACTTGCGTACAACATTGGAACAGGTGGCTTCAAACGTTCTTCGGTATTCAAGAAATTAAACGTCAATCCAACAGACGCAACCATTGCCGATTCGTTTCGTTTATGGAACAAAGGCGGTGGTGTTGTTTTGAAAGGTCTTGTTCGTCGTCGCGAAGCTGAAATACAATTATATTTTAAGGCATAACAAAAATTATATTTTAACGTGAACACCGAAAACGAAATTACTTTGATACACGAACAATTGCAGGGCATGGAAAAAAAGATTGACCGCATTTACAACGTGTTAATCGGTGACGACCAGATGAAGATTGAAGGTCTTGTAAGCAAGGTTCAGAAGCACGACAAGTACATTAACAACCAACGTTTACAGGTTGCGCGTTTAGGTGGTATCGCAACCGCAGCGGGTGTCGTTGGTGGTTTAATTGTTCAACTAATTATAAAATTAATATGAAAGACTGGTTCAACTCTTTGTTAAGTAATTGTTCGAAAGTATCAAGCAAAAGAATTGTTGCTATATTTGTCGTAACAAATTTAATCGTTATTAGTTACATCGCCACGTTTTCGCAATACGATTGTCCGATTTCAATGTTTGATACATTAGCATTGTTGACAGGCGGTTTGTTTGGTGGTACTGTGATTGAACGATTTGCAAACCAAAAAACAAATGGCAGGACAACTCAAGACAATAGCGAGAACAACAGCTGAACAAATTTGTTCACGCTTTCCTGAAACACCTTCGCTTACTTTGGCGAAGAAATTGTTTGCTGAATATCCTGAAATTTACAATGACGTCGAACACGCAAGAACAAACGTTCGAATGATTCGCGGTAAGATTGGCGTAAAAAATAAAAAAGAATTAGCGGACAAGTCTTTGGTTGAAGAAAAGCCACGACCATTGAACCCATTTGCACTTCCGAAGTCGTACGCTAAAAAACGTCGACACGTCGAGGTGAAAGGAAGCAAGTTTCTTATTCTTTGCGATTTGCACTTTCCATATCAGGACAACGAAGCTATTGAGTGCGCTATAAACGAAGGAATAAAACAGGGGTGTGATTCAATCATCTTAAACGGCGATGCGTTGGACTGTCATATGATTAGCGACTTCGTCAAGGATCCTCGTAAGCGTAAATTCAAAGACGAACTATATTCTATTCGTCAATTCCTTGCGTCGTTAAGACACACTTTTCCAACGGCAAACATTTACTACAAAGAAGGCAATCACGAAGAAAGGTACTGGCGTTACATGAGAATCAAAGCGCCAGAACTATTCGACATTGACGCGTTTGATTTTCCTTCGCTTACGCATTGCGATAAGCACGACGTGAAATGGATTGACGGAAAGAGCAAACTCAATATCGGAAAACTTTCAATCTTTCACGGACACGAATTTGGTAAACAATTCCTTCCGTCTGTCAACGTAGCACGTGGGTTGTTTATGAAGACTAAGGTGTCCGCGCTTTGCGGACATCATCACCAGACAGCGGAACACAACGAGCGCGACGCTAACGGCAAGTTCATTACTTGTTGGGGTGTTGGTTGCTTATCTGAATTATCTCCCGACTACAACCCGTACTCGAAATACAATCATGGATTCGCTATTGTAGACAAAGGAAAAAATGGTTACTTTAGCGTTCACAATTATCGAATACACGAAGGGCAAATACTATAAACCAAAAACAAAACAAATATGATTATCACAACA